TCTCGGGGAGAGAACGTTCTAAAAAGACAGGGGGGGTCGCCTTGTGGCTAAAAAAACGGCTTCCTTTCGCGCTATTACACGATTTACACATGCTTTGGAGGTTATCGGTTGCCCACATGCTGCCCCCTTTTACGCGAGGTATAATGTGATCGACAGTATGCGCTGGTTTATGGCATACGACACACTCCCAGCCATCTCGGTCAAGTATGGTAATGCGCAGCTTCTTCCACTTACCACTACCTATTGCACGATCGCTCAATGCCATCCCTTTGTCTTGTAATGCTCTAATGCCTTACACATAGAACCATAACGTACTAAATTGTATTTGATTCCCCAATCAATTTGTTTAGTACCAGTAGCAGTAGCCAAGTACTTAGACCTACCTTGTGGTATGCCATAATGTGAACCATTACGTGCCTTTGGGTTAAACCTGCTTTCAGCTGTATATAGATCTATTAAGCAATATGCTTCTTCAAAGTCGTTTAATTGTATAAGTATGTACTGCTTATAATGTGTAGGTTTGTAATGATCTTTAGCCAGGGAATAATCTTTTGAAAAGCAAACTGTAAATGCAATTACACAGAGCGCCAGCCAAACTCTGCGCCTCCCGAGCCTAGCCTTTGGCGGCTCAGCTTTTCGATTTAAGATCGAACGCTTTTTGAGGGTAGCATCAATGTCAATAGGCATTAGCATAACCGCAGGTCAGACGGCGTGGCGAAAAGCAATTGCCTCAGCCATTCCATTCGTGCCAGGAAATAAATCATCTAATATATCGCCTTCTTTGTAATTAAATAGATCTAATATCCACAGATTAAACTCTATTGGTTTTGCACCTGGTAAGCCTTTTTTCATAGCAATACGACAGCTAAGCCAATCTCTAACCATGGGTTTGCGAGTACGTACTTTGCGGCCACCATGCAATAACACAGCTTCCCATGCATACTGCACAGTAACAGCCAATATTTGATGGAAGGTTTTAGCCCATATACATACACGCAGTTCTGGGTATTTAGCTAGTATCCACGGTAAATCTGTAGGGTTGCAAGATAATGCAAAACCATCTGGGTAATCTTTATAAAGCTTTTCAATCAAATCTAAATGGCTTTGTTGCTTATCCCACAGAGCTGCATCTTTGTGTAAATCACTATAAAGCCGTTTACCGTGTTTGTAATAAGGAGGATCAGCATAAGCAAATTTCATATAAGCACCCCTTGTGCAGCCCTATTGGCAATAACTTCGCAATATTCTATGTTTAACTCGTAGCCAATAACCTTACGCCCTAATTGCTTAGCAGCTATAAGTGTGCCACCGATACCAGCAAACGGATCAATAATTACACCGTCTGGTGCAGCCCCCACAATCATGGCCATTAAACTAGATGGTTTGGCATGCGGGTGTAGTTTTGTTAAGGACAACTCTTTAGATACACGTATAACACTAAAGCCATTACCTATTTGTCCATATTTGTACACATATAGTAATTCATGCTGGTAACGTACTTTACCGCCCATCCCTGCAACGGCTTTATCCCATATTAACTGGTGATCCCAGGTAAAATTAGGGCTAGGCATTTTGCCACTAGCAAACATGGCATAAGGTTTATCGCCCCACAGCTGCAAAGCTTCATCTCTAACCCTGGTATCTAAATCGTTTGCTATTTCCCTACCCTCACGGCCATAGCCTGTCTGCCCAGTGCCGTAAGGTGGGTCAGTAACCATTGTGTCTGCTTGGTTAGCCCAGTCAGTATTTGCTAAACAATCAGCATTATAAAGCGTTATGAAATCATCTTCGTAATAAGGACTCATCGTGCCTCGATTAATGCGCAAGTATGGCAACCAGTATTTAGAAATTGCCAGCCACCACACTTGGCACACCTATCAATACTACTGTCGGGTATATGTAATGCCTCGGCTATGTTTTTAACGCCAACGCAACCACACTCCATGCACTGGTACGCTTTGAAACCTTCTGGCGTATCTAGCTGCTCTAACCACAAAAACTCGGTTTTGCCTTTACAGCCATTACATTTAAATTGTGCATGCATGTGTTAAGATCCCCATTCTTATTGCCTACAGTGGCACTGAGTACATACTAAGAAATTACCTGAATGTATTAGCCTGTCGTCATTACAAGCTACACAACGCTCGGTACTAGGGTTTAGGCTTTCATTATCATTTTCCATGCGTAATGTAAAGCCTGAACCATTTAGTACTTCAATATATCCCATTTATTCACCCCCTTTACCTGGCTCTGCATCATCGGGCCAAAACCATGTACCTGCAGATGTAAGTTTTGCCCACTTAGCATCACATTGATCGCCTTTAGGTGCGCTGCATACATAACCTGCATACGGTTTATTAGTTGCTTTGGCGATGCCTTCTTTCTTTACCATATCACCATGCCTACAAGTAAACCCAACAGAAGGAACTTCACTAATTTGACTAATGCTGTCGCCAATAGACCAAGCAACAGGAACAGGCTCGTTAGCACTATCTTTAGATTGTGTGTCAGTAAGATGTAACGCATACTCCATCGCAGCCGACTTAGATCCTGGTCTGCCATACTTAGGCGTAAATTGTTTTTCATTTACAGACGCCATTTCTTCTCGGCTTGGACGTTTACCTTTAGCTGAGAGACCCGCATTTGAAATCGCCCTACCAATTGCGCTTGTTTCGCAGTTAGGAAGAGCAAAATTCGCATTAACGCCACGATCACTAACAGTCTCACTCGCAATTCCAGTAGCGTACGGTTTGAGATCGACTTCCGTTCTGAATAGCCTACAAATAACAATGAATCTAGTGTTTGAGGCCTCGATAACTTCTGTTTCCAATCTTCCATCTGGGAACTCCTTCCACCATTTGTGTAATCTTTCATCAACCGTTTCATATTGGCTTAGATCAAAGGCCATTAGTTTTTCCAATCGTCTTTGTTATCGACTTCCGCATCGTAAACTGTTTTATAAAGTGCGGTGTATGCTGCGATGTCGACAAGGCTGTCAAGGTGACCAGGTGATTCTTGTAACCTACTGATCTTCTGTAAGATATTGATAATACAGATGTCGTGCGGCATGAGTGGGTAATCAATATACGAACTGACCAGCTTTGAAATCCGCTCCATGTTGTGAATTGGATGTCCGTAAACTGTGCCTCGCTCGTGGATGAGTTTAGTAGCTGTTGCAAAAAACGCCTCAGTTGTTGTCGGCATTAGTTTTGCTATCTGTAATTCTGCGGTGCATGTCGTAGCCATCTTTTCTACCACGCCAGTACCCAGCCTGAAATGCGTTATCCTTTATGGTTGAATAAACGCCCCATACAATTAAATAACCTAACACGCTATAAAGCACTATCCAAGGTGCAGTTGTCTCAATCATGCGTTCACCGCCATGTGCTGATTTTGTAACCAACATGGGCTTACATAATTAGTTAGCAATACCCAGCCACCAGCATCATCACTATGTGATTCTGATAAGCCACGTGTGCCACCTACGCCATTTAAAAAAGCTTGTGCAATTTTGAGTGATGCATAATCATCAAACCAGTATGCATACTTCCATGTAAACACAGGCATTGGATCAAAGCGATCTGCTTGCTTTTCCCAATCTTGCCCACGCCACTGCATTGAATTAACCCATAAACGCTCAAAGTCTGTAGCGTTAATTTGTATCTCGATCTTCATATAGCCCTAACTATGCCTACATATTTTGCGGCATAGCTGTAGTGTTGCATCTGTGTACGACTTTGTGGATGATTTTGGGGCGTATTTGTATAACGATTAGGTAACGATATTACCCGTAGTATCGCCCAAGTGCTGTAAATGAGCCATCCTTTGAAATAGGCACTAACGTGGGTGTTAGCGTCTTTCCTACGGCTTCTAGTATAGCAATACCCATCTGCCAATTCGCGCTTCCATAGCGGATATAAGAGGCTTTTTTCCGATCCATTAGATTCCCGACCTCAACACCATATAAAGGCCTGTAATGGCTTCCTATGGCTTCTGTGTAGGCACTCATGCCCAGCCTATGGCTATGTCCCGCTATGACCGATTTGCCCCATTTTTTGGCTAAGTTAAGCGCAGTGATTCCAGCGTGCTGGCTCATGCTTCCTTCATCACCATGGGCTAATACCCAACCTGGGTGAAATTCATAAGCTGTTTTGTGATAATCAATACCCATAGATGCAAAGTCCATAAACTTAGGGTACTGCAATTCTGGTAAACCTATTAAGCCAGGTGCTTTAAGTAGTGTGCTGTAAAGACGATCTGTATGGTTAGATCTTATTACAGATGCTTTTTTGCTGTACTCAGTAAGATCCCATAAAATGTCTTGGCAAGCTGCACGATCTTCATTAAGAGTTTGGCTATAAGCCAAAGGTGTCCCCTCGGACCATTTGCTAATTGTCTGGAAATCAATTTCATCGCCAACACATAAAACCTCATCAAACTTTTCACGTCTTGCCAGTTTAATGACGTTTTTAACTGCTTGCTCATGATGGTAAGGAATCTGGAGATCTGAAATTACTAGCCAACGCTTAATCTTCACCCTCTTCTGTAGGATCGATACTAGGTATTATGCCGCCATCACCTATTACCCAATCGGGCATCGTTGCCCTATCTGATACAAAATACAAAGCACAGCTTTCGTTGAATCCTGCCTTCTTTGCAGCTTTGTAGATCTCGTTCATAGCAATATAATGCTGATCTAACTTAGATAATGGCTCTGGTGATTTACGCACCACACGCCTGTTTATCTTTTTGCGCTTGCGCCTTGTATCTGCCATGTGATTATTGTCGCTTAACTATTAAAGAATACAGATCATCAACACGCTGTTCTAGCCTAGTTAATTGATCCTTCATACTTGAGCCAGAATTGGGTTTCAGTTCTTGTAAGTAAGACTTAATAACCCAGCGCAGAACCAGCAATATACTGCTTGCTATAGCGCATGCGCCAACGGCTAATCCAACCCACTCGTTCGGGCTCATGCTTCATCTGCACCGAGGCCATAGGCACTATCGGTTGTATCTAAAGCCCTAGCTGCTGGGCCTGCAAGTGCGGCCACTACTACTGATATAACTGGATCTAGTCCTAACTCATTACTAGCCAAAAATGTTAAAAATGATACCAATACGCCACGTGCGTAGGATTTAAGTATTGCCTTTTGCTTCTTGCTTATCTTCATATTTTGCCCCCTAGTAGTGGTATATCAAACGGCTTGCTGTCTTTATCGCCTAACTTTGTAAAGCTAATATGCATATGTCGCAAGTGTTTATTAAAACCCCTATATTTTCGCCACTTGTAATTAAGTATTTTGCTAGCAATCATGCCATTATGGATTACGTAAGATATGCGTTTATCGGATTTAGCACATTCTCTGATTTGGTCAGCCAAATATATTGAGAGCCCCTCGGATGAATCCAAGCGAGAATCAATATCAATGGCTCGTACACACCCATTTGTGTCTGGATTATGATCGGATGCATTTCCTTTTTTGGCATGACGAGCGTCGCCCAGCCATCCATCAGTGGTAGTCCTACGATCACTGAACCAAAAATCAATCTGATCCCTTAATTGCACACCAGCTGCACATAACCATGGTTTCATTTGCCACACTTCCTCAAGATTGTGCTATAAACCTAAAGCCTTTAAATCATCAGTAGTTAAACCAAGTGCGGCTAATTTGCTTTCGGCAGTTGCCTTGGCTTGCGCCTTCGCTTCGGCTTCGGCATCTAATATGGCTTTCGTTGCTAAGTAATTGGCCTCATCAATTTTTTGCTGGGCTATTTCTTCCGCAGTTAATTCTCTAAAAGTTTCTTCGCCTGTTTCACAATTAACTATTCTTTTCATTATGAGATACCATACAATCTAATAGATGTGCTTGTTGAATTGGATAAAGTTCCCGCACCACTAAATCTAACAATATCTAATGAAGTTATTGCGCTTGTGCTTTCATAAACACATTTTGCAGAAACATTAACTTTAATTGAACCTGATATTTTATAGGATGTTTCCCAAAAAACAAGTTTGAATTTAGATGTAGAAGTGTAATTGTCAATCAATATAGAACCTTGCGATCTTTCGTTTTTTGTATTAGGTGTATTTTTACCAAAAGGAAGTCTAATTGACCCACCTATTGAAGTTTGATCATTATTATATTCATCTAAAACGCTTGCATCATCAGCACCAAATTGTTGAACTTGATAAATACCACTCGAGTCATTATTTAATCTTAAAGAAAATCCAGTATCTGAACCTTGATACAATCCACTCCAAGTCATAAACAATTGTTTGTAACTTCCTAAACTAGAATAAGAAATAGATGTATCAGCATTGGCAACTGTTTCGGCTATTAAAGTCATACCACCACCGCTTGCAGGCGTAGCCCACTCTGGTGCAGTTGCTCCAGAATTTACCCGTAACACTTGACTAGCTGTACCTATTCCAAGTCTAACTGGTGTAGATCCTGGTGAAGAATAAATAATATCGCCTGTAGTAGTCATTGGGTTAGTCATGCCAGTAGTATCTAAATTAGCCCAAGCACTGCCTGTGTAATATGTAGTTACATTTGTGTCTTTAAGATAAGCAAAGTTACCTTCTTGTGGTGATGTTACAGCTGCATCCCTAGCAGCGGCACTGGCAAATACCCAGACACCTTGCATTAAATAGCCATCTACATCGGCGGCGGTTAATACCTCGCCTGTAACAAAGTCCTTAAAACCTAATCCTGCTGCCATTTGTACTCCCTAGTAACTTAGGACATTATAGTCTAAAGTGCCATAAATCGTATCATTTAGGATAAATGCGTCTATGACTGGCTCTAATGTCGTGAACGTGGTTTTCCAACTATTCGGTGTTATGTTCATTCTGACACCAAAAATCTGTAATGTTTTCTCTAGGGTAGA